ACAACTACTTACTTTCTACAAAGAATCTTTCTGTCAAGATCCAATTGAAAAAACTTGGATAGACCATAATCTTTGGAGATGGGAATATCCTGATTACAACAAGGGATATATGGTTGTTGCTGACGTTGCTCGAGGTGATGGTGGTGATTATTCCGCGTGTCATGTGTTTGATATAGAAACTGCTACCCAAGTTGCAGAATACAAAGGAAAGATTGAACCAAAGGATTTTGGTAATTTCCTAATCAATTTGGCAACCGAATACAACGATGCTTTACTAATCATTGATAATGCATCAATTGGGTGGACAACAATTCAACAATGTTTAGATAGAAACTACAAAAATCTATTCTGGTCTAACAGAGATGTTAAGTATGTAGATATTGATACTCAATTTACTAATAAGTTTTACAGAGATGAAAAACAAATGGTGCCAGGATTTAGTATATCATCTAAAACTCGACCGTTAGTAATATCAAAGATAGACACTTATATGCGAGATATGAGTGTTATTATTCGTAGTAAGAGAACGATAGATGAGTTCTTTACCTTTATTTGGCACAATGGTAGAGCCGAAGCAGCTAGAGGATATAACGATGACTTGGTGATGGCGTTAGGAATGGGATTGTGGATTAGAGATACTGCACTTCGTTTAAGGCAAGAAGGTATTGATTTGACAAGACGTTCTATTGATGGTTTCGTACAAACATCTTATGATAGTTTATATACACCCGGTCAATTTGCCGATGACCCATACAAAATGCAAACAGGCAAAAATGATGAGTTTGAGGATTTGAGGTGGCTGCTACGCTAGGTTAAACTCAATTTCTTTATATTTATATATTGTATATGAATGGTAATATGAAATTGCGTAATATAATGAAAGAAGACCTACGCAAGTGGTTTAAGGAAAAGTGGGTAAACATCGGCAAAAAGGTAGATGGAAAACACCCACCATGCGGAACTTCGGGTGAGAAAAAAGGATACGCAAAATGTGTTCCAGCATCAAAAGCTGCCGGAATGAGTAAAAAAGAAAAAGAAAGTGCAACTCGTAGAAAAAGAGCAGCACAAAACGATGCAGATAGAGGTGGTAGGGATAGTAAAGGACAAGGTAAAAAACCAATAAATGTTTCTACACAACCAAAAAAGGAAAGTATGAATATCTACGAAAAATTAAATCTTTTTTTAGAAAAAAATGTACCAACTGACCCAGCAAAATGGGCAGCATCTAAAGCAGCAGCTAAATCAAAGTTTGATGTGTACCCATCTGCTTATGCAAATGGTTGGGCAGCAAAAAATTATAAAGCTAAAGGTGGTGGTTGGAAAGTAGCTAACGAGGGTGTTGAATTAAATGAAGCATGTTGGGATGGATACAGACAAGATGGAATGAAAAACAAAGGAGGAAGACAAGTTCCTAATTGTGTACCCGTTAATGAAAACGAAACCCAATCAGTAGAATGTGAAAAATGTGGATGGGAATGGGATTTAACAGATGGTGGAAAAACTCCATATGTTTGCCACAAATGTGGACACGATAACACAGATGATTATGATGAGTTAGATGTTGAAGATGATGATATGGGAGATTTCATTAAGTATCTAAAAGGATATATCAATCAATTGACCGAAGCAAATTGTAATTGTGTATTTGAGGCAGAATATCAAGGTAGAGATGTAAAATTGGGAAAACCAATGCAAGGTGATGTTAAAAAATTTAAAGTATATGTTAAAAATCCAGCTGGTAATATTGTTAAAGTAAACTTTGGACATGGTGGTACATCGGCAGCATCTAAAGGTGAAAAAACAATGAGAATAAGAAAATCTAATCCAGATGCAAGAAGGTCTTTTAGAGCTAGACATAATTGTGACCAACCCGGTCCAAGACACAAAGCAAGATATTGGTCTTGTAGAAAGTGGTAATAATGAGTAAAACTATAAATTACCACTAACCACCTAAAAGTGGTAAAATTGAGTAAAAAAATAAAGGTTATATAATTAAACAAACAAAAGTAAATGGCAACAGATAAATCATTTTTTGGCAGGTTAGGTAAATTATTCTCCACATCGGTAATCGTAAGAAAGCAGGGGAATAAATTAAAAGTAATTGATTACGATGAAACGCAGGCAATAGCTACTAACTTACGTGATAGGTATATGAGGTTACACTCATCATCTATGAATAATACCTTTGAGAATTATCTTGCTTACCAACAAATCCGTCAAGAACTTTTTAGAGATTATGATTCTATGGATTCTGACCCAATCATTGGTGCAGCGTTAGATATTTACGCAGAAGAGTCTACATCTAAAAATGAATATGGTAGAGTATTAGAGGTAAAAACAAACAACGAACAAGTAAAATCTATATTAGAAAATTTATTTTACGATATTATAAATGTTGAATTTAATTTATTCCCGTGGGTTCGTAATCTAGTTAAATATGGTGACCATTTTTTACATATTGAGATTGCACAGGAATTGGGAGTTGTAGGTATCCAACCACTTTCAGTTTATGAGATTACTCGTGTTGAAGGATATGACCCAAACAATTGGCAATCGGTTAAATTCATTCACACCCCATTAGCATCCAAATCACTTTATGTAGCTGGACAAAAAACAGAATACGAAAATTATGAGATTGCTCACTTTCGTATGTTGACAGATACTAACTATTTGCCATATGGTAAATCTATGTTAGAGAGTGCAAGAAGATTGTGGAAACAAATTAGTTTAATGGAAGATGCGATGATTATACATCGTATTAGTAGAGCACCACAAAAGCGTGTATATAAAATTGATGTGGGTAATATTCCTACAAATGAAATTGATAATTACATTCAGCGTATTATCAATAAATCTAAAAAGACTCCATTAGTAAATCCAGATACAGGTGAATACAACTTAAAGTATAACATCCAAAATCTAATGGAAGATTTTTACTTACCAGTTCGTGGTAGTGATAGTGGAACATCTATTGAGAATTTAGAAGGTTTAGAGTATGCTCCAATTGATGATATAAATTATTTAAAAGATAAAATGTTTGCGGCACTAAAGATACCAAAACAACATTTAGGATTTTTGGAAGATGGTAATTCAAAAGCTACATTGGCAGCTATGGATATGCGATTTGCAAAAACAATCGAAAGAGTTCAAAGAATTGTAACATCTGAATTAGAAAAAATTGCAATCATTCACTTATACTCACAGGGTATTGAAGATGAAACATTAGCTGATTTTGAATTACAATTAACTATTCCATATGTAATCTACGAACAATCTAAAGTTGAATTATGGGCATCAAAAGTAGATTTGGTTAGAACAATGGGTGAATTGAAATTAATTTCAAAAGAATGGATGTATAAAAATGTATTTAACTTTAGTGATGATGATATTGATGAGATGAAAGAAGGTTTAATAAAAGATGCTAAAAGTACATTTATCTTAACTAATTTAGAAACAACTGGAAAAGCAGAAGGTCAACAAGAGCAAGGTGGTATGATGGCTGGACAACCTGAAATGGGTGGTGAAGAACAACCTGAAGAAGAACAACCAGAAGATGAGTTCCCATCAGGTGAGCCATTGGATGTTGAAAAAACTATACAAGATTTAAAATCAAAGTTAGGTCAATCACCAAACGAAAGTAAGAGAGCAGGAAGACCACGTGATGCGAGTCGCTTTGGTAAAGATGACCACATGTACGGAAGAGATGCTCTGGGTGATAAAGAATTAAAGAAATTAAGTAGAAGTAGCAATGAAAGTTTCATCAAATCAATCAAAAAAACTTTAAAATCCGGCGGAGCAAAGGTAATAATGGAAGGAAAAAGTATGATGGATGAGGAAAATATAATTCAATAAAATTACTATTAAATAGATATTATATATTTATAATTGGAATAAAGAATAAATGAAACAGATAAAACACTCAAAGTTTAGAAATACGGGTTTTCTTTTCGAACTATTAGTTCGTCAAGTAACCTCTGACATCCTTTCCAATCGTAAAAGTATTGCGGAAGGATTGTTAAAAAAGTATTTCAATTCTAAAACAGAACTAGCAAACGAACTGAAATTATATCAATTCATCGTAAATGAAAAATATAATAATGAAAATCGTGCTGAAAGATTTATTGATGCAGTAATTGATAATCGTAAAAAATTAGATGAGAAAAAAATACTTAAAGAAAAGTATAATCTTATCAAAGAAATAAAAGAAAATTATCAAATAGATGATTTTTTAAAATCACAAGTTCCAAACTATAAAGTATTGGCATCAGTATATAAGATATTTGAATTTAATTTAAATACTGAAAACTCATATGACCCGAAGGATTTTGTAAACACAAAATTTTCATTGGTAGAGCATTTAATAGCTAAACCAATTTCTAATGCAAAGGTAGTAGATAAAATTAACGAAGCTCTTAAAAAAGAAGATAAAGAAATCCGTTTACTAACATACAAAATGTTGGTGGAAAACTTTAATAAAAAATACAAATCTTTAAATGAAAGACAAAAGGGCATTCTAAAAGAATACATCAATTCATTTACAAATTCCGAAAATCTTAAATTATTTATTGCTAATGAAGTTGTTGTTTTGAATAAAGCATTGACTACCATTAGTAAACAAATCAAAGATAAAGTTACCAAAATTAAGTTGGCCGAAACAATCAATCAGTTAAATAAAATTAAAACTGCAAATAAAATTACAGATACACATATTACATCTGTCATTATGGGGTTTGAATTGGAAAAGGAATTGAGAGGAACTCAA